AATGTAGTTACTTTAGTGGAAACATTAAAACATTTATGGATTTCCGTCTGTTACACGGCGATGATTTGTAATGTTTGCATGTTTTTCTACGGAACCTATATCGAGTATCCACATTTACAGTTTTTAGCGCTAATAAACTTAATTTTATTAAGTTTTGTATTTTTAAAGGATTAAAATCGATATAAAATTATAGTTAATAGAGGGCGACACATGAAAATTTTATTATTAGCTTTGTCTTTTCTAACTTCTTGCTACACTGATTACAGTATTGGCGATCAATCAGAAGATAGAACCATTAGAGAACAGGTTGAGGTTGAGGTATTAGTAGAGGTGCCCGTTGAGGTGCCCGTGCATGTAGAAGTAGAGGTACCAGTTAATGAAGGTATTATTTGGGTTGATTCCTTTACACAACACATGTCTGTGGATGGTATTGATATTATTTGGGTAATCGACCGATCGGGCTCTATGGCTACCCACAACGATAGATTAATTGCCGGTGTTGAAGCTATGATTGCTGCGTTGCCGACATCCGATTGGAGATTGGTAATGATTAGTGCCGATCCACGTAAAGCAGTTACAAGCACTGAATTTCCTCTAGTGCCGGGTGATGATGGTGATGATGCAAGAGATATGCTGGACACCCTTATAAGTGCGCCGTTTGAAGAAGGCTTTAATTCAGTTTATGATTATATCGTAAATAACCCTTATTCAAATACTTGGATGCGCCCGGACGCGGGGTTACTTGTTGTGTTTGTTTCTGATGAAGATGAACAAAGCTACGTTGAATATCCGGCAGTTTCAGATTTTATGGATTGGTACAGCTCCAGAAGGATGGGTTCAGTGTTTATGGCGAGCATTATTAATATTGAACCTGAAGATTCTCTTTGCGGTGGCTGGGTTCCAAGTCACTATATCGGAAAAAGATACCGTGAAGCAACAAATATGCTAAGCGGAGTCGTTCTTGATATTTGTAGTGAGGATTGGACACCCGGTGTTACTGATGCCACTCACTCTATTGAACCTTACGAGAGTTTAAAATTAACTCATGAAGCAGAAGCAGACTCTATCCGTGTATTCATAGACGGACAATTAAATCATGATTGGTACTATCAACCATCTGATAATACAGTTTATTTCACTATTCTGCCCACCGCAGGGTCATTAGTTGAAATAGGATATAGGTATATTGAAGCTACAGATACCGGCGACACCGGTAATTAAGGAAATAAAAAAAATGAAAAAGCTTTTGAAGTATTTGCCAATGGTTATGATGTCTTTATTTTTGGGTGTGTCGTCGGCAAGCGACCAAATTAATTATTCACCCAACAAACCTGTTGATAAGGTAAATAAATCACTTTCTATGGTTGAAAAGAAAGTCAGAGGTGCTGCTGTTAAAGTTGTCACATCTACAGGTCATGGTAGTGGCACGGTTGTGCAATATAAAGATTTAACTTTAGTTTTAACTGCACGACACGTAGCTGATGGAGTTCTTGGTAGAACTTATTTAGTGGCTAACGAGAGTGAACAAAGATCTGGAACTTTAATATTTCAAAGTCAAGAACATGATATAGCTGTGCTTGTAGTCTCCACTCCTTTTAGATACCTTAAGGCAATGCCATGGAAACCAACAAAAGACTATAGTGTTGGAACAGATATTGTGTATTCTGGTCATCCATCTTGGCACAAATTAATGTCTTTTAACGGCCGAATTGTCGGCTACGAAGACATTGTGGGCTCTGGAACTCAACTTATTGTGAATACATACGGTTGGTTTGGCTGTTCAGGTTCTGGAGTTTATAATACAAGCGGAGAATTAGTTGGTATACTATATGGTGTTGACGTGCAGTATGCTTACGGTACACAAATACAAGAAAATCTTATTTGGGTTGCTCCAATAAGAAATCTAGATATCAAAAGTTCTCTCGATGCATTTTGTCGAGGCAGTATTAAAAATTATAAAGCTTGCAGATGAATCGAAAATGGGATAAATTTCTCACTGAGGGAGAACTAAGAACAGTCGGAATTGTCGCTTGTCTTAATGACAAGCGACAATTTCTTATTATAAGACGTTCTAGTATTGATAAACGTGCAGGTCAGTGGACAATACCCGGAGGTCACATAGATGATACTGATGATTCTATCGAAGCAGGTGCCATTAGAGAACTTGACGAAGAAACTAATTTGAAATGCAATGTTTCTGACCTGATTTATATGGGCGAACCAAAGCCTCAGAAGTATTATTTTTTAACTAGAAAATGGACTGGTGAAGTAAATGTTGATAAACCAAATCCTCACACCGGACAAGTTGAGCATGATGACTGGAAGTGGTTAACAATAGACGAGATAAAAGACTTGGAAAATAGCGAGATACCGATCTATTTATTGGAGAAAGCTTTAAAAACTGCAGGATTTGATGAGAATGGATGATTTGTACGGTTCTATAGAAGAGACAACACTTAACGATGACTTACTAGATGAGGAAGGTCTTCGTCAGTGGTTTAAAAAGGGTGGATGGCGTCAAGCAGGTGGTAAATACGATGGCAAACCTTGCGCTCGTCAGCCCGGTCAAAAAACCACACCCAAATGTGTATCTCGAAAAAAATATCGTAGTATGAGTAAGAAAGAAAGAGAGTCAGCCGGTCGCCGAAAGCGAAAAAAAGATCCGAATCAAACAAAAAAACGTGGTGCTGCAAAGCCTACTTACGTTAAAACTGATCCACAAAAAGGTGGTCGTAAGAAAAAAAGAAAATCTAAAAAGAAAAACGAGGAATTACAAATGACTTTAGAGCAAATTATTCAAGAGGAGCTTGAAGCTGTTATTGATGAAAAGCGCAAAAAGAAAAAGAAGAAAAAGAAGGGTGGAAAGAAAGATGCCTGTTATCATAAAGTAAAATCACGTTATAAGGTGTGGCCATCTGCCTATGCTTCTGGTGCTCTTGTTAAGTGTCGCAAAGTTGGTGCTAAAAACTGGGGTAACTCTACAAAAGAAGAATTAGAAATTAACATACATAATGAACTAGATCTCATTGTACAAGAGTCACATTCAGCGGCCGATGAAAAGAAGCTCAAAAAGATTGCGAAACAATTAAGAAACTCCACTAAAATGCACGCTGACCAAGCAGAAGATTTAGAGGATATTGTCGATCGCTCTCCTGATGACGAACTTAAAGAAGTTGAAGAAGCCGATGAAATTAACGAAGGAATGAATTGTGGCTGCGGCTCTGATCCTTGTGAAACTTATGGTAAAGATGGTGAAAAACTTGTTATAATGGTTAAAGAAGAATTACAAAATATAATTGATGAAAAAAAGAAAAAGAAGAAATCTGCTAAAGATCGCATGAAATGTAACTCTTCAAGACGAATTCGTAAGGGTGAACCCGGTTATGGTAAGAAAAAATTCGTAGTTAAAGCATGTGAAGGCGGCACTGAGAAGATTATTCGTTATGGTGATGCAAATATGGAGATTAAAAAGGATTCTCCGAAGCGTCGTAAGTCTTTTAGAGCCCGTCATAACTGCAAGAACCCCGGCTCTAAGTTAAAAGCACGTTATTGGTCTTGCAAGAAGTGGTAAAATGCTTACAGATGAGCAAATTTTAGCAAAAACTGCTGATATTTTAGAAAATTTAGACGAAAAGTTCTCTAAATCTGAAAGATCTAAGCGAAAAAAGAAGTGTGATAACCCAAAAGGCTTCACAATGAAGCAATTTTGCAAAAATCAACGGTCAAGATCTAAAAAAGGCGAACGAAAAAACGAATCTATACTTCGAGAAGTCACAGAAGACGAGATGCGAGTGCTTGAAGATGTGTTGGATGACCTCGATCCAGCAAATTTGCCCCTAAATGACCTTTTTAGCGGTAAAATGCGTGTTGTCATACCATTTCCGACCATTGATCAGTCAACAGAACTTGGAAAGTTCACAGAATTCTTCAGATCTCAAGAATATGAAGTAGATTGGGATAAAGGTATGGTGTATGCCGAGCGTGATCTACGCACATCAGACGATTTTCTTGATATGTTGGGGGGTGGACCTGAGCCAAAGAAGAAAACTAAGAAGATTCAGATGAAAATCGGCAAGCTTTTCTCCAAATTAGCGGATTTAAGCCGAAGAAAAGACGAAATATACCAAAAAGTATACAAATATATGGAGGGTGTTAATTACAAGCTAGCAGATGGTGGACCAATTAATACACCAAACCGAGTTACCGGAAAAATGCTGAAAGCAGCACTCGACGAGAAAGAATATGACAATTTTGAGAGAATTAACACTCAAATTAACTTATATGTCGTAAATCCGGGTGTTGCAGGTCCGGCAGGCTATGATTTAACCGATTTAGCCACTGAATACGGCGAATATTGGAAAAAGAACGCCGCATTCATCAAAAAAGAGATAAATAACATCGATAATGACAAATTTTCAATTATTATTACTCGACATCCGATAGATGTGCTCAGAATGAGCGATTTTGACGAGATTACATCGTGTCATTCACCTGCTAGTCGTACAAATGCCTATCAATCCTACTATAAATGCGCTGTAGCCGAGGCTAGAGGTCACGGAGCGGTAGCATACGTGGTTGAGACAGAAGAGCTTCTGAGCGCCACTGACACAGGAAATATAAACAGTGCAGAACAAGAGATTCAAGAGGGTGAAATATTTGCCGATGATAAAAGACCATTTACAGGTGATATAACACCACTTTCAAGAGTTAGAGTTCGACATGTTCGTTATTATGACACTGACACACCAAAAAGATACGATGACGGACAAGATGTCGGTATGCCAGAAAAAAGAATCTACGGTGCTGACATCCCCGGTATAGCAGATACAGTCACAGACTGGGCAAGAACTACTCAAGAAGAAGTTATTCAAAATATGCCAAGAGAAGATGGCAAGGTTAACTTAAATAGGTTTACGATTTTTGGTGGTTCATACGAAGATACTGCCGGTGCATCCGGTAGACTTAAACTAATGCAGCAACTTTTAGGTGCTGATATAGAAGTCGAAGGCTCAATGAAGCAGAACAAAGATACAGAAGATAGTATTGATGCTAATTTAGTTGGTGACATTATCGCACAATATGAAGGTGAATGCGAACAAATAATGAACGAATACAACGACAGAATGGCTCAGACATATACTGACTATGAAGTTCAAGATGATGGGGGTGAAGGTGCTTACATTAGGGCTTATGCTGCTTTTATTGCTAAATTTGATGTAAATGACTGGAAAAGACTACCCGGCAACGATGAAGAAGTAGTGTGGAATTCTGTTGAGGCTATAACCGATATATATGGTGATATTTTTGTGCCCTCCGACAGAGATACCCCAACAATTCGTCGTGTTCGCGAAGAAATACACTTGACTATTCAAATTAATTTTGAACATCCAGCAATTTCTGGCGGTTCGTATATGGCTTTTCCAGATGAGTATCAGGAAGCACTTCAAAAAATTGATTCACTAATCGATGACAGAAGAGATGCATTTGAAGCAATATTGATTGAATACTTCAGAAGAGAAGGTCAGATGGAAGGTGGTGCCTATGTTAATTTAGCAATGCAAATTGAAGACAGAGAATTGACATCATATGAGTGGGATCTAGAAACTGACGGTGAGTATACTGAATCTTATGAGTCCACTGCTAGTCATACTTTTTATTATGATCCTGAAGAATTTGGTGTTAGCCTCGATGTGTTAAAGCAAATCACAGACTCTCGCGACTTTAGAATTGAATTAAGAAAACAAATGTTGGAAGAACCAAGAAAAGCCGAAAATACCCAATATTATCTGCAAATGAATGCAACAACTGTGGAACAGGGTGGTGAGATTAAATTTACCACTGTGTTCTCGATAAATCTTGATGAGCCTGATATTATGGCTGGACTTTTTAGAGAGCTTGTAGAGGGTGATATGGACGATGAAGACAACCTTAATGTAGTCTATAGGAGAGTGATGGCTCAAGCAGTCAAAGCACGACAACCTGCATCGATGCAAACAAATGAATCGTTAGTTAGTAATTGGAAGGACTATTTAAAATTATGAGTGTTACTGAAGAAAACTTAAAACAAATTGTCATGGAAGAATTGGAACAAGTTCTTCTCGAAAAGTGTTGGCCGGGCTATGAAAAGAAAGGCATGAAAAAGATGTTTGGTAAAATGTATCCAAACTGTGTCAAAAAGAAGAAAGGAAAGAAACGTAAAAAAAAGCGTAAGAATGAGAATGCAGAGCTTTATGAAGCAGATCCTAAGAAGGGTACTGGAAAAAAGCCAAAAGGCTCTGGAAGACGCTTATACACGGATGAAAACCCAAGTGATACGGTCTCTGTTAAGTTCTCGACCGTTCAAGACATTAAAGACACACTTTCAAAAGACTCTTTCAAGTCTAAATCTCATAAACGTCAATCTCAAATTATTAATTTGATACACCAACGAGCAAGAGCAGCGTATAATAATGCTAAAGACCCAAAAGTAAAAGCACGTTTGAAAAAATCATATGATTACGCCAAAAAGCGTAAAGAAGCATCAAAGAAAAAGACTCAAAGAATGAATAAGGCGAAAAAATGAGTAAATACATGAAAGATCCAGAGTATCTTTTCACTATTTTAGCTGCCTTAGTTAAAAAAAATGACGGTATTATTAGATTAACTGAAGATGAGATAGCATCGGTTACCAAAAAAGATCTGATTGGCATGTATTATGAGCCTGAAAATAAGGCTGTTGTTTTTAAAGAAGTTGATCAACAAGATATTTTAAGAGCT